TCTAATATTATTACGTATATAATCTTTAGGTACACAATCTCTAGGATTAACTACAATCGGTACATTTAATAATTCTCTTGGTATTTTTGGTAGTTTATTATCATGCACAACACAAGCTAAATGTGTATGTCCACCACCTTTTACTTTATCTGCAGATGGTAATATATTTCTTCTAGTTTTTTTATCTAATTTTTCTATAACTTTATTAACACCTTTAAATTTATCTTGAACATCATTACCTTCTTTGTCTGCTAAAAAGTAATGGTCAAGAACTACTACAGGTACATGCTTAACTGCATCATAATCACTTTGTACTGTTTTAATACTATTACCACCACCAACTAATGCAAAATCAATTTCTAATAAAAATTTAAAAAGATTATCTACATGCAAAGTTTCTCTTGTATTACCTTGACTTAGAACATATTGAAACTCTTTATTTTTTTCTTTCATTTTTGCAGCAAAATCTGTTAACCTTTTTTCTACTGCAGATAATTTATTATGTGCTTTTACATTAAATTCTTCTAAATCTGTTTCAGTGGTTGCTTCTTCAAACAAATCAAAACCATAATAAACAACTTTATCTGTATGTTCAAAAGCAGCTAGTGCCATTTCTATAGCACGACCACCATTCCATGTGCCAGTTTCTAATATAGTTTTAGGTTTAAAATGTCTTATAATATCAGCTAATTGTTTATATCTACCTGGTATAATATCAGGTGATGTTTCATCAGATAAATTAAATATACGATTACCTTTACTATCTCTAAGTGGTAGCAAAGAAGGGTCTTGTACACCTTTTAAATGTAAAATATAATCTTTTACTTTTTCTCCTATATCTAATACTTTCATACCATGTGCTTTATAAATATTTAATAATCTTTCTGTTATAAAAGCATCATGCCATTCTCTATATTGAAATACTTCTCCAGATATGTAAGCACCTTGTAAATCTCCAAGTAAATCTAACGCAGGTTGTTTACTTAAATTAAATGCCATAAAAGAAGCATCAATATTACTTGTACCATCATCATATTTTCTTACACCAGAATATGCAATATCTACATTGTCTGGTAACATTTTTAATACATCTTGTAATACAAATCTTTTTTGTGCATAAGAGTCTGCGTCAATCCATATTAACCATCCTGCATCTGCATCTTTTTCTGCTAACTCAAATGCATGTTCTGTTAAAGCAAAAACTTTATGACACCATTTTAATGAATCAAGTTTTATATTATAAGGTATTTGATTACCTTCAGTGCCATCATGTTGAGAATTATTGTCTTTAAAAGTATTATAATTTTTTAATGTAGATAAGTCTTTATAAGATATAGAATTATTAGGTAGTGAATAACTATCTATTTTACAATCATGATAATAACAAGTTAGTGGTAGTTTAGGTTCCCACTGCTCGTTAACTGAATTTAAAAAATGATGACCTATATTTTTTAATATAGTTTCATTAAAAGATGTTATGAAATTTACTTTTCTCATATTAGATAGTCCTCTTTATATGGTAGTAAATTATTATATTGTAACCATTTAGCATCATTGCACCACTCTACAGCATATTTATTATCTTGATTTCTTTTACCACCCCAAGACTTAAACCAAGGTCCACCTGTTGTAAAATGCACATTCTTAGCTTCTAAATCTTCTGGTGAATGCCCATCTAACCAGTTCCATTCTTCAGGTATAGTTCCTATATCTGCTTCTTTATCTGGTAACCATTGAAAAGTATGTAGCCATCTACCAGGTTTAGTATTTATTTCATCTATAGTTAGTTTTTCATTGTAATGATGCTCACAATTAAACATCATAAGACTAGACCAGTTCTTTCTCTTATAAGGTTCTTGTGCTTTACCATCCATTTTAACACCTTTTTCTGGTTCATACTTATGTTTAACACACCATAAAGGATAATAACTATCTCTACACATTTCAAATAGTTCTGATATATCTGTTCTTATATACATATCACAATCCATATATAAGGCTAACCCTTCATACATATTTAAATGTGGTACTAAAAATCTTGTAAAAGAAAAATCTGTAGAAAAAGGTCTACCATCTATCTCATCATATTCTTGTCCATCTAATTTATTAGATTTTCTTCTGTATAATCCCATACGTTCCATTACATTTTTCTTTATAGGAACAACACGCACACCTTTTGTAGCTATTCTTTCTATTGAAAATTTTAGAACATGATAAGCAGTTTTTTCTCTTTCATCATATCCTATATAAACTGTATTAGTCATTTCATTCTTTACTTTTGTACTCATATTTATCCTTAAAAAGGGGGAGTATATTTCAACTCCCCTGTTAACTTAATTAATTTTAATCTTCTTAGGTTTTTGTTCTTCAGGTACAATTTGTTTAAGAGTAACTCTTAATATACCTTCGCTGAATGTAACGTCTTCAACGTGTAACGTGTCTGCTAGAACAAAGTCCCTAGTAAAAGACCTTTTAGCGATACCTTTATGCAAATATTCATAATCTCCTTCTTTTGCATAATCACCTTCTATAGTTAAATGATTTTCTTTGACAGTAATATTTAAATCATCTTTTCTAAATCCTGATAAAGCAAATTCTATCAGAAAAGTTTCTTCATCTTGTTTTATAATATCATAGGGTGGATAGTTTACATCTTTCCCTCTTATATTATTCATTACATCAAACAATCTATCAAAACCAATAGCTTGTCTTGAAAAGTTATCTATTTCAAAGTTCATAATTTATCTCCTTATTAAGCAAGTTAAAAAATTGAGTCTATTTCTAGCACTCATTGTGTAATTATAACAAATAATTATATAAAAGTCAAGAACTTTTTACATGTATAATACATTTAATATTAATACAGTACATATTATTATAATAATGTAATCATATATCATATATCTACTAACTCACAAGAACCTGCCTTACATGCTAATTCTTGTGAACCTCTTGTATTATCTTCTGTTTCATAATCTTGCAGCTTATTCCAATCAATATCTTTTGGCATCTTAGACTGTAAGTCATTATATTGCACTTCATCTATATCTTGATAAGGTGCTTGCTGATATGTGTGGTCTGAGAAAGGTAAGAATGATATACCAGATAGTGTATCAAAGTTATCCCAACACCAGTTACCTACATTAATCCATTCATGTTCTTTAACAGATATAGTTACTGATGGTTTATGTTCACACCAATGTTGTGCGTAGCATTTCCATATCTCTAACTGTTCAATAGCAGTCATAGTATATCTAAATATAGCACTAGGGTCTGCTTTCATAGGAAAAGAAAAGACAGAGTTATTAGGTTGCATTACATCATCTTCACAAGGTATGCCCTGGTCTGCCATAAACTGTGTTAATGGGTCTTTCTTATCTCCTCGTACTGTTCTAATATAATATGGATTATGTCTAGCATGTATACCACTAGCACTATCAACTAATTGACTAACTGTACCAGAAGGCTTAACACAAGTGATAGCTGTTGATTGTGGTATACCTAACTTCTTTGACCACTCTTCATTCGTTAACACAGCTTTGTGTCTCATCTTTGCTAACACATCTGGTAATTGAGTTCTCATTCTAGATAGTAAACTATTATCCATAATACCTGTAAGAGATACACCTAGTAATCTTTCTTCTTCTGTATTAGTTTGCCATCTCTTACGTAGATAACCAAAGTCTGTAAGTGTAGCTTGTATTGTACCTAGTATTGTAGCCACTTCTATTTTACTATGTAATGTTTCTTCTGTATCTAATGGTCTTACTACTACCTCTGTAAGATTACAGAATTGGTTAGGTCTTAATATAATTTCACTACAAGGATTAGTACCAAAATCCCAATCAGCATTACGTCTACCATTCTCTCTAGCTTTTTCTTGAGCAGACTTTCTATTAAATATACCACGTTCACCAGATTTACTTTCATATAATGCCAACCATTCTTTCATGAAGATACCTGCATCTGGTTTCTCTGTGTACGCTACAGAATTATTAGCTAATGCTCTTTCTGGATTAGTTTCCCACCATGCACCAGACTTAGCAACTCTTAATCTCTGGTCAGATAAATTAGAAAGAGATATAAGAGCTGACCTACGCACACCACCTACTACTACCACTTCTCCTGTTTTACAAACAATATCATGACATTCCATAGAAGATAATTTTCTACCTCTAGCATTCTTAAATTTGTCAATAGTAAAATCAAACAAGTTAACTAAAGGTTGAGGACCACTTGCTCTACCACCAAATGTTTTTAATCTAGCACCTGCAGGTCTAACTTTGCTTATATTTATCTTAGGTATTCTACATGTATATAAATAAGATATTAAATCTTTAAATGCTCTTGCCCAACCTTCTTTTGAATCATTAACAGAAACAACATCATCTGTTTTTTCAAACTCTTTATCTGGTATAGTAGGTAATTTATCTATATATTGTCTTTCAACAGAAAAACCTACACCTGTACCATTCATAAGTATATACAATACTTCATCAAATGCTTTTGGATTATCAATAGGTATGTAAGAACAATTATATCCTGCTATGTTTTCTCTTTCTAATGCAGGTCCTGCAGTCATCAATGCTCTCATAGATGGCATAACAGATAGCCCTATAATACTATCTTCTATTCTTCTCCATACTTCACTATCTAATACTACACCTAAGTTTTTATCTAAATGACCTTGCATAAAATTACTAAACCTAGATACTGTTTCTATCCATGTCTCTCTTCTACCTTCATCAGGCAACCAACGTGCATATCTAGATGCATGAATAAATGTCTGATATTCTGTTGGTAAATAGTTATTCCCTGCCATAATCTTTCTCCAATATTAATTCACAATAATGTATTACTTTCTCAATGTCTCTTGCACCTTCACCTTTTCTTCTATGTCTTGTAATATATTTTACTACATTACCTTCAAGAAAAGTAAGATTATTTTCTACAATATAATCAACAGGTTGTATCTTACATGATTTGTAATGGTCTCCACCTACTTGTCTTTCTGTAGCTAATCTAGCTTCTTTCTCTATATTTATTTTCTTAAAATCTTTTGTATCTTTTACTGTCTCTTTAATAGCTTTATCCATTAATCCCATAATCCTCTCCTATAATTTAGTTAAAAAGTATGCTATTAAAACAATAAACATACCTAATAATATTCCTATAATAAAACATGTTAATAAATTAAATTCCATATTATAACATCTT